GTTGCCGCCGCTATTGACGTCGATGATGCCCTGGCGCTGATTGATACCGCTGGACTCACGCTGAATAAGGTGGTCCCAAGCCGCATTACTCGAATGCCAACGACCGCTGGCGTCTTGATATAAACCGCCTCCAAGCCCCCCTGCTGGCGCGGCAGCGCCACCAGGTGGCGCCGGTGCGCCGATCCCCGGCGGTATCGAGGGGCCGCCGCGACTGCCGGTAGAAGGAATCGCCTGCTGTGTTTCGAGGTTCTGCTGCGCCTCCTGCGCCCTGGTTGCCGTAAGGTTGGCCCGCTGCGCCTGGGGTGAATCGGGGCCGTACTTGTCCGCCGCCGCCTGCGCCTTCTGCTGTGTTTCGGCAACCTTGTTGGCGGCCAGCATGTCCCGCAACTGGTTGGTGCTGTAGCCGGTCTGGGCGTTCACGTCGCTCACATACACCGGAGCCGACGAGTTAGCGCCGAGTGTCGACGAGGTACCCACTCCCGCGCCCAGTGGCCCTGCTATCGAGGCGATCGCCATATTGCCCAGCAGCGTCGTAAGCCACGACACCACACCCGGCAGGCCGCCGCTGATACCGAAGTCCTGTGCGAGCGGCGCGAACAGGCTGTTAACGCCGCTGCCGGTCTGCGAGGTAGGCGTGGGGTTGGCTGAGCTGATGTAGACCGGATCGCCGCGGGTACCCGCCGGCCCAGCTGGATGTGTCGCCCCGCCCCCCTTGTGCCCACCAGTGGTTGGGGCACCAATGGCAGTCCCCGCGCCCACGCTTGTATCTGCGGGGGGTATGTCTGGCGGCACTGCGGGGGGCGGTAGCCCTGGTGGTACGGCGGCCAGGTCGGTAACCCCACGATGGGCCGCCTGCGATCCCGGCGGTGTTTGATTCCCCTGTGCTGCAGCACGTGCCGCGTCCGCCTTGGCCTTCGCGTTGTCCGCCGCCGAAGTGCTTGCACCGTGCGTGAACTTGTCGAAAGCGTGACTGTCGCCCTGGAGATAGCCGCTGGCGGCTGACAGCAGATTGTCCGGTGTCGGGATCGAGTTGACCCACGAAGCGCCGGGAATGTTGCTGTTCTCGAAGTTCTGAATATGTGGGGCTGCCGCTGCGGCCGCGCCCACGATGCTCAGCTTCCCCAACACTGACATCGCGGTGCCGGCACGCGTAATCGTTGTTGAGAGCGCAGCATTCTCGACCTCGGTCGCCGGTACCAGTCGTGTGGTAATGGCTTCGGCCACACCAACGATGCCGTTCTTGAGCGTGCCGAGAGCCCCGATGATGGTGTCGAACACCATGATTCCCTTGGCGATAAGCCATGCCGCGCCGATGCCGCCGACGGCGATAGCGACGTCCTTCGCGAGAGTCTTGTGTTGCTCAAGGAATGCCGCGACATTACTCAGCGCGCCCGCGGTGGTCGTCAGCGCGGGAATGAACACATTGCCGAGTTGGATCGCTGCGGCGCCGAAGGCGGCTCTGGCGTCCCTCAACTTCGCGTTGAGCGTGTCCTGCGTCTCGTTGAAACCCTTGACCGTGCCGTCGTGCTCGCGCGTGGTACCCGTGAGCTTCTGAATCAGATCATTGGTGGCCTGCGCGTTTGCTCCGGTCACCTGCAGCGCAATCGTCTGGCCCGCAACAGTTCCGGTCATGTCCTTCATGGCCTTGTTGTACGTCTCCAGGGTGCTCTGGCCATTCTTGAATCGCGTGCTGAACCCGTTAAGGCTGTCCTGCAATACCCCGAACTGCTGCAGTTGCTTGAAGTTCTCGTCACCGGTTCCCTTGGCCGCCTTGACGAAGGCCGCGTGACTCAGCGCGCCCGCGTGGTACGCCTCGGCGATCTTGCGCACATTCTCAGGCACCTTGGGGTCGGCCAGCATCGCGTTGATGTTGTCCAGCCCCTGCGCGTTCTTCTTGAACTCCCCCACGTCGATCAAATTGTTCGGATCAAGTTTGGCCTTCGCCTTGTCGGACAGATACTGCATCGTCCTCGCCAGGCCGCGATCACCGAGATGCTGACTCACATCGTCGGCGTTGATGCCCAACTGCTGCATGGCATCCCGGGCCGGTCCAGACGCACCAGCTAGCGAGTTGATCGCGTTGCGAATGTTCTCGGTAACCTGATCTGCCGATGCGCCCGACTTGGTTCCCTGCGCGATGACGGCAAGCAGATCCTCGTACTTAATCTTGGCGGCAGCCGCCACAGGCTCAACCGAGTGCAGCGAGCCGGTGAACTCCTGGAACGTCGCAGTCGACGCGCCCGTGGCCACAACGAGCTTCGACATGATATCGGCGGCATCCGAGGCCTTGAAGTGGAAGTCGTTGAGCGAGATCGTCAACCCCTTGGTGACATCCCCGAGGTCGGCCTGCTCCGCATTGGCGCCCTGCGCGGACGCACGCAACACGTCGAGACCGCCATGGGCGGCGTCAAACCCCTGCTTCTCGACGGCATACATGGCTTCGGACAACTGCTTCGCCGAATAGCCGACCTGGCCGGCCATCTGCAGAATGCCGTCAGAAACGATCTTCAGTCCCTGCGCCGACTCGCCCGCAGATGCAACGAGTTTCGTCTGCGACTGCTGGAAATCGCCTGCCATCTTGGCTGATTCGCCCATCGCCGCGGTGAAGCCCACCACCGACGCAATGCCAACTTTGTTCAGCACACCGCCCATAGCGACGACCGCGCCGGCCTGGCTAGTGGTGGATGCGGTCATGGCAGTCTGAGCCGCCACAGCTTCATTCATGGCGGCGTTGTGAGTCCTGGTGGCACCCAGCGACGCGATACGGGCTTCTGTGAGCGCCCGCTCGGCATTCGCCGTCTGGGCGGCCTGCGCGCCGTAGGTGGCGGTGGCCGCGCCGAGCGCCTTGGTCGACGTCTCAACCTCGGCGTTGGCCCGGATCATCGCCCTCGACGTCTCAGTCGCGACGCCAGCGGTGCGGCCGTACTCCTCCTGCATCCGCTTCATCGCCGCGGCGGGACCCTCGCCGAACGCCGCGCCGATATCCTTACCGGCACCGGCGAACAGGTTCTTAGCTTGGGAGACAACGGCTTCGGCCTCACGCAGACCCAGACGGGGCAGCACGTCAAGATAGATGGACACAGCTCACCCCTCTCCGTCTAGTTGGGCCATGAGGTCGTCGCGCGCATCGTCGAGGAACTCTTCGTCGGCTTCTTCCATCGCAATCACCAGCGGCGGCCGGAAATGCGTTGTCTCATACCATTCGCCGCCATGCGCGACGTGGGAGATGACGTGCATATCCATCAGGTCGTTGGCCGCTGCCGCCGCGATGTGCTGCGACACGGACCATCCCGTGCAGCCGACCGCTATCTTGAACGCTGAATCATCGGGGAGATGCTCAGCCAGAACCAGAAGCAAGCGGCTGGACAATATCGGCAAGCCGACCGAATCGCGGTCGAGGCGATGCCATGCGCCGATATCGATATGGCGGAACGACAGATCCGCCTCGAGCTCAGTCGGATACCTCAGCCACAGACTCAGCGCCAGCAGCACTTTTAGAGTCTGAGGCCTGCCGATCAGCCATCATCTTGTTCATCTGCTGCCAGTGGGTCGTGATCTGGGTCGACCGGCCACCTGCAGCCTTGAACTTCTTGTAGACCACTGGCCCCATCAGCGCTTTGGCCAGCCGCACGTTGTAGTTCTCGACCAGCTTGCCGTCCTTGTCACGGTGCGGATCCATGATCGCGCCCTTGACTGGGTTGCCGTTCCCGTCGGTCGTGTCCGGATGGTGCTGGAGATCATCGAGACTCAGCTGCAGCTGGTCGTAACGCTCCAACTGGTCATCGTCGAGCAGCGACGGGTTGGGCAGTTCCCAGGTCTCATCGTCACCGATGTCAATGGAGATGCCGGTCATGAACCCGATGTATTCGGCGGCCTGCTCGCGCGCCTCCTTAGGCTTGAGCGGACGCCGCGGCTCAGAGTTGTTGTCGGACATGGGCTGTTTCCTTCCAATGGGCTGTAGTGGGCTGTGACCCACCGGGGCGGACGCAGCCCACTGCCACCCGCCCCGGTGAGGACCGAATTACGTGATCGTGGCCGAGTTCGACGCCGACGACGTAGTGGCTAGACCATTGCTGCCAGTCGCGACCGCCCGCAGCATCGTCGCGCCCGCCGTCAATCCTGTGAACGTCAACACGGTGCTGCCGCCGATGACAGTCGACGTCGGTATCGGTGCGAACAGCGTGGCTGCGGTCCATGTGACACCGGCATCGGTGCTCTTCTGACCCGTGTAGGAGATCGGGTGGATGTCGACACCGGTCGGCGTAGCAAACGTGAGTGTCGCCTTGCCGGTGGTAGTCGCCGCTGCCACGGGGACAGGAGCCGGGAACACCGGTGCACCGCCGCCAGCCTGCCAGCCGGCACCGGAACGCCAGCGGCCGCCGGAGATCGGGGAACCGTCGACGTCGACGAAGTACGGGTCGATCAGAGTGTCCCAGGTGAGGTCGCGGGCGTCGGCCTTCTTCTTGTCCATCACGGCCTCGCCGATGTCGGCCAGCGTGACCAGCGGATAGGGCTCCGCGGTGTACTCGGGCTGGCCGCTGGCCTTGTCCGCGCGGATCAGGATGATCTGGCGCTGAACGAAATCAGCGTCTGTGGGCTTACCCTGGAAGTAGCCGGACAAGCCCACGTCCTCGACATTGGTCAGCGGCTTGTTGAACTCCAGACGGTCCAGTAGCGGCGTGTTCTCGAAGGCGATGAAATTCACCGTCTTCTCTTCCATCTGAATGTCGGAGCGGATCGGGTTGTTGGACTGCAGGATCTCCAGCTTATCGACAGTGATCTTGGGCTTGCGGGAGACACCCTTGGGGTCCAGGGCGCCGATGCGCCAGAAGCCGCAGTTAGTCGGCGAGACGCTGAACGGCGTGGTAATCAGCAGATCGTTGCGCAGCTGACCGTCCTGCGCGAACGGCGAACCGAACGCCCCGCCGGGGCTCAAATCGGTTGAGGCGCCGCCATAGTCGCGGATGAGCACGGCGACCAGGCCGCCGCGGCGGGCCCGCTGACCGTCATAGACGTTGAGCCCAGAGGTCTTCCAGGGGACGCCGGTTGAGGGTAGAGCCATGATCGGTTCCTTTCATGGTGATGAAACCGGAGGGGAATCCGGCGAAGAGTGGGCTGTTCGGGTGCGGCATCGGGCCGCGGTGCGGTTAGACCGCGACGAAATGCAGGCCGAGCCTGTAGCGGGCCACGTAGCGGGTGATCGAGGTGTCTGCGTAGTCCTCGCGGCGCGGCCCCTCAGTGATTTCGAGGTATTCGAGGTTGGCGAGCTGGCCATCGGCCATAACCACGTCGGTCAGGGGCTCGTTCATGAGCACCAGCAGGCGCCGGTGGGTGATGTCCGCCTCGCGAGCCGCGTCAGTCTCACTGCCTGCGAATGTGTGCACTGAAATCAGCGGATCGTCGGAGAACAGATCACCGGTTCCCCCCACACGATTGACCATCCGGTAGGGCAACGGTTCGCCCGCCGACCAACGCTTAGAGCCAAGTGGGCCAAGGGGTTTGAGCCAGGCGAGCACGAACGCAACCGAGTTCGGCGGCGCGAACCCGAACAGCTCGGCGGTCAATGCTCGCCGCCGTTGAAGTGCTCCTGCGTCTTGGCGCGCGGCGCAAACTCCGGGTTATGGATGCTGCCGTATTCGATCAGGTTGGCGATCGGGTCATCCGATCCCACCTCGACCTTGCCGCCGTCGGTCTTGACGTGGACTGAATCGCGATACGTGCCGGTGTCGACGGGACTGATGGAGCGCCAATAGTCGGCCGCCTTGTGGGCCAGCTCGACCTCGGCGGCATGGATCTCCGCGCCTCTCAGCGCTGCGTCGATCGCGCCCTGCCCGACAAGGGAAGCCAGATCGTCGGCCATCTCAGCCCCCCTGATACTGGCAGTAGCAGAACACGTGATCGGGCGTGCCCTCGATATCCACCTCGAGCACCGCGTCACCGCGCATCACGTAGTCCTTGCCGTACCGCAGGACCTTGCTCGATGTGATGGTTGCGGCGTCGACGAGCACCGGATTGCCGGTGGCGTCGCGCGCCGCCACCCGGCCATCACCGGTCACCGGCATGTACACGTGCGCCGGCTCACTGGTCGTCGTGGTGGTCTGCTGCTCTTCGCGCAGGCGCTGCACCCACACCTCGAACAGGCAGCCGTCGACCCACACGACGCTCTCAGTGGTCTGTTTCTCCATCAGCTCGGTGACCACAGGATTACCGAGACCGTCGAGCACTGGTGTCGCGGTGACGATGCCGACCGTCTGATGGCCGAGGTCGAACGCCATCAGTAGTCGCACTTGGGGAAGTTGAACACCGGGGCCGCGCGCACCGAAATGCCCAGCATCACGCGGTGCCGGTCGGTGAAGTCGAGCGAGGCGAGCGCGTCAGCGGCCCAGGCGCCTTCCTCGGTCCGGTGCCCCGTGGTGTTGGTGAACGTCGAGAACCGCCGATACTTGCCGTAGAGCAGCGAGTCGCGGACCACCTCGAACACCACGAGCCGCGCCGCCGGGTCGTCGTCGGCGATGTACGGGCGCCGCTGCGGGTCGCGAATCCAGTTAGATGCGACCTGTAGCAGCAGCTCGGCCACTAATGCCTCGGCCGCCGACAGCGGCCTAAACATCGGCGTGAACTCGTTGACCTGCAGGAACGGCAGCGCCATAGCTAGTCGCCGTAGAGGTCGATCAGATCCGGCTTGTTGAGCGCGTTAGCCTCGGCCTCGTCGGCACCCTTGGACACCGCCCAGGCCACCCACTCTTCTTTGAGCGCCGTCTTGGCCGGCGGGCCACCGACGCTGGCCGGCTCGCCGCCGGAGACCTCAACCACCATGTTCTCGTCGAGCAGATGTTGAGCCTGCACGTCGGAGAGCCACGGGATACCCGCGCCCTCATAGTGGTGGTGGCTGTGGCCGCCCTGATCCTTGGCGATGACACACGGTGCGGTGACGCGATAGCTCATTAGACGTCCACCCCGGTGATCTTCCACGCCGCGGTGGGCTCCAGCACGACGGGCACCGTGGTGCGCCGGCAGCGGATACGCCAGCCGTCCACGTCGTCATCGCGCATCGTCTTGACCTGCACGCCGTTCTCGCCCATGACGTAGCCGATCTCGGGCAGCCGTTCATCGACGAACGCGCCGAACACCGACGAATCCAGCAGCGTCGCTACACCGGTGGTCGGCAGGTTCGGGCTCGTGATGAACGTGAACCCGCCGATACGCCGCAGGTAGGGGTTGTCCCAACCCTGGGCGATCGTCCCGCTCGCCACGCCGGGGTATTCGCGCGGCAACAGGTTCATCAGCGTCGGATCACTCACCACGTTGGCGAACGTCGTCAACCCCAGAAGCACGGTGTCCGGGTTCCAGCCCTGCTTGAGGTTGATCAGGCTGGACGTGGCGCGCATCAGGTCCCGCAGGATTACCGTCGTCGCTCCTCCAACCCAGGTGTTGACGCACGCGGTGTTCTGCGTGACGGCCGAGTTGACAGCCGACAGTGCCACTGAATCGACCTGCTGCACATGGGAGTTGATCAGCTTGCGGAACGCCCGCTGCACCACCGGGTACTTCTGGCGGCTGATCGACTCGTCCTCGATAAGCGCGTCCTGGCCCCATTTGACGGTGTTCGCCGTCGACGCGGGCCCGGTGGCGATCGAGGTGAGCGGGTACTCGGCGCCGGGCTGGACAGCCTTGGGTATCCGGTCAGCGAAGATCGTCTCGTTCTGCTCGTAGATGACCGAGCCTGAATCGGTGTAGAGCTGGCCGGTCAGGATTCTGTCGGAGATGAACAGCTGATTGGAGATGTCCCTCAGCGCCCGCAACACGAGCAGCGGGCTGTTGAGGAACCGGGAAATGGAGAGGATATCGCCCGAAAGCGTCGGCGACGCAGGCGGAAACTGAATCGGCATTAGAACCTACTTTCGTTGAGCTGCCTGCGCAGCGTCTTGGGGGGCTGCGCGGTCATGAGGTCAGCGCGACGACAACGAGGTTGCTTGCGGCTGCGGCGAGCGCCTTGCCGACGATCTGGCTGTCGGTGGTCGCGGTGGCTGAGCCGATGGTCTGCACCGCGCCGGCGGCGGCGGCGATGACCAGATCGCCCGCGGTAATAGCGCCGGATGCCGCCAGTTGGTGCACGCCTTCGGTGTAGACCGTCACTCCGGCACCGGACGCGGCGTCTTGTGCGGCGACACCGATCCACGCCGATGTCGCGGCGGTGGTGGGTGCCACCGTGTTGTCGCCGGAGATGTAGAGCAGCTGCCCGGCCGTCACCGTCGCGCTGGTGACGCTGCTGTAGGTATCGCCGGGAAACCAAACAGGTGAGTAAACAGCCATGGTCAGGCGTCCTTTCCATTGGACCGGGCGTTGCCGTTACCGGTGATGAGTTGCAGCGTCCGCTCCATCTCGGGGTCAACCGTCGTGGCGTCCTCAGCGGTGAAGCCGTGACCCACCTCGACCATTGCGAGCGCCTTGTTCTCGGGCATCGTCTCCAACAGGACGGCGACGCTGTCATGGTTCTTGGCGAGCTCTGCGCGCCAGGTGCCGACGCTGGCCGGCGTGATCTTGCCCTTGGTTAGGGCGTCGTTGATGATCCGGTCGTTGGCCTCGGTCATCTGTTGCGCGCGGGCCGCTTCACCGGCTTGCGCCTGGGACTGCAGCGCCGCCAGGACGGTCTCGTCGATCACCGTCAGGCCGAGTTTGGCTGCGGCTGCGGTGATCTGCTCACCCGTCGGCTCAGCCACCGGCTGAGGCTCGGACTCGGTTACTGGCTCGTCGTCGGCGCGCTCGGCGAGCGCCTCGTCAACTGCGGTGAGAATCGTCGCATCGTCGGCGTCGGCAGCGATACCGAGCTTCTGCGCGAGGCCCTCTTGCAAGGTAGGCATGTGGCCCTCCTGTTTCTTAGTTACCTCGGCCTCGGCAGGCTGAGGGGTCTGTGCCCGCGCGAGAATCTGCGGCGCGGGAGCGGCCTGACGGCCGGGATACTTGAATTTCGACAGATCGAACGCGTCGGGGCGGATGTAGGACGCCATCGCGGTCTCTTTGACGGTGTCGACGAGGACGAGGTCGGCAAGCCCGGCGGCGACCGCTTCGTCTGCGGTGTACCAGGTCTCGGCGTCCATCAGCGCCTGCCAGTCGGCGACAGAGCCGCCGGCGCGCTCGGCGTAGACCGATGCGATGTTGCCCGAGAACTGCCGCAGCCGATCTGCGGCCTTCTGGAGATCGTCGGCGTTGCCGACGACGAGATCCCAGGCGTTATGGATCATCATTTGGCTGTTTTTGTTCATCACGATCTCGTCGCCGCCCATCGCGATCACGCTGGCGATCGACGCCGCAACACCGTCGACGACGGTCGTTACCTTGGCGTTATGGCCACGCAGCCCGTTCAAAATTGCGATGCCATCGAAAATTGAGCCGCCCGGCGAGTTGATCCGCACCGTGATCGCTGGCGCATCGATTGCGGCCAGGTCACGCACGAAATCGGCCGCCGAGACGCCATATGTGCTGGCGATGACGTCGTAGATCAGGATCTCAGGCGGGCTGTCGTCAGCCTGGGCCTTGACTGTGTACCACTGGCGCGCACTCAAAACAGGGGCTCCTGTCGACTCTTGGGGTGCTCGCGGCGTTGACGGGCGCGCGCGGCGGCTGTGCGCGTCGGCGGCGATGTCGGGGGAGTCGCCGCCGTCGGCTCAGGCGTAGGTTCGGCGTACAACTCGTCAGGATCAGGGCCCGGCAGGTTCATGCTCTGCCGAAGCGCCTTCTCCAGCGGCGCATCCGGCCGGATAATTCCCGCCAGCGCCAGAAGGTTCAGCGCCGCGGCGCTAGCATCTTGCTGCGAGCCGATTTCGTCGAACGCCAGCATCGGAACCGGCTCATCTGGCCCCCAATTGGCGGTGACCAGGTCTTCAACCAGGCCGACCTGCGCGGTGTCGCGGATATCGTCAGCCACGGTTTGAACGCTCTGGATGAACGTGTCGGCCTGCACCGACGCCAGCGCGTAGCTACCGCCCGTGCCGTCGAGGTTCAGAAAGTGCGCAAGCGCCACCGTGCCCATCTGGCGGTCGTGATACTCAATCGCCTGGCGAATATCGGCGATCGTCGTGTTGCCCTCGACGCCATACAGCTTGAATGTGGCGCCGAACGGGATGGAGAAGCCCGCGTTCTGCCCGCCGCGGTACGCCGACGCCATCGTTTGGTAGGTGTTGAGCCGCGTCTGGTCTTCGGATTCGGCCTCGCTGGCGGTGAAGCCCGGCACGCCGATCCCGTTGCGCTCAGCCGCGGCGGCCTCGATGCGCATGAACTTGTCCTTGAGCTGCCAATGCTTCCAGGCCGGTCGCAGCAGGCTGTTGCCGAACGGAATGCCGTCCTCGGGCTCATTGAGGTACACCACCAAGCGGTCACCGGTGATCTCCGTGCCGCCCATCGGGCTCGCCGGGCCGTTCGTCGGGCCCACCAACACCACACCCGAGCCGGCGAACGTCCCCGCCGGCCACTGTTGCACCGAGAGGAGCTCGCCGTCGCGGGCCACGTTCCAGTAGGCGATCGTCGATGCCGGACGGGGTGCCACCTTGTCGAGATGCGCACGGCCGTCGTCACCGATCATGTAGGTGCGCTCAAACATCGAATGCCCGAATTTCTGGCTCAAAAGCGCCTGCTTGAGGTGCTTTTGCCACGAGAACCGGCCCGTCATCCGCGGTTTGGGCGCCGTGTCGTCCTGCCCGACGATCGGCAGCCCAATATCCGTGGCGACGAACTGCACAACCTCGTCGCGGGCGCCGTTGGGGTCGATCCGCCAAGGGGTTCGGCGCACCGGAAGCCCCACAGCACGCAGAACGGAGGCTGTTCGGGCGTCCTCGCGGCCCATTTTGGTGAATGTGCGCACCGAATTGGGCCACAGCAGCTCGGGATTGTCCTCGTAGACGTCGAAGAACATCCCGAAGCCGTTGCCGAACCCGGCGAAGGGGTTGGTGTAGCCCTTTTCGGTCATGGGGGCGGCGATTTTGGTAGCCAATGTCGCCCCTTTCGCGCGTAGGATTGCTGGTCATGGACGGTGGCCCAGATCCCGAGCTCACGATCGACAGCATGTTTGCGGACCCTGTTCATCGGGCGATTAGCGAGCGCTCCCGGCTACAGCGAGAGCTAAATGCAGAGGTTGTGCGTGAACTGCTCGGCGATCCGGCTATCGACGGTGAGGTGTCACGATTTCTTCGCGAATCCCTCGGTTATGAGCCTGCGATCGTCTACGAGCAGGGCTAAAACGCGGAAGTCATCACGTCGAACTCAGCCGAATGGCCATTAGTGTTCTGCGCGCCCGACATCGGCGCCGCAGGCATCGCTTTGCGACGCACACCGAACTTCAACAGCGCACCGTGCGCCACACTGGCGCCCATCAACTGCGCGAACGACGCATCATCGACCAGTTCCCACACGAAGCCGCCCGCCGGCAAGTCCTTACGCACCGCATGCGACACCGCAGCATCCAAATCGCGCTGATTACTGTGCGACAGCCGCCCATCGAGCGCAGCATCGAGGAAACCCCCGCAAAACTGCGCCACCTCAACCGAATTGACCATCTCCGGCTCAATACCGGCCTTCACGAGCAGCGACTGCGCCTCAGCAGCAGCTGTGCGCGCCCGAATAACCACCGCATCGGGGTTCCAGGCGTCCACCAGGGCGCTCATCTTGCCCACAATCGCCGTGTCCGAACACGGCTGGCTGTAGCCGATCTCGATATGAACACGGCCGTCGGTCGTGTGCTGCGCCGCTACCAGTAGCCACAGCTTGCGGTTCGTGCTGCGCTCAAGCACCAGCACCGGCGAGCCGGTCAACTTCGGCGGCGTCGCACCCATATCGGTCCAGCTCTCCGCCGAGATCTCAGACGCAGACTCATTCTCGGGCGGCGGATAGTCCCCCCAACCCATATAGTCCGCATCAAAGATAGCGAGCTCGGCCGACGTCTTAGCCTTCTGGCGCGTCGCTTCCATCTCACGGTTATTGCCCACCACACCGAACGACGGCTGCGCCAACGGATAGGACGCCGGATCATCACGGCTCATGTCGCGCGGCGCCGCATACAGTGCGTAATACAGGTGCGGCGCGTGGTCGTGGCCCAGCCGGTGCATATTGGCCAGCCGGTGACACTTCGGATGCATGTCAGCCACCGGAGGCGTCGACACCATAATCGTCTGCGGATTACGCGCCGCCCGCTGCGCACCCTCAAGGTTCGCCGTCTCCCGCGCATCCAAGTCATAAGACTCGTCGTGAATCAGCAGATCCACCTCGGTATAACCACGACCGAAATCTTGGGACCGCGGCCCGAACTCCGCCTTCGCCCCGTTAGTCAACCGGATCACACCACGGTTGTCCTTCTTCGTCGGCTTAGCCACCAGCCGGCGCTTCAACGACGGCACCCGATCGATCACCGCCACCACACGCTCGAACACATCCTCGGCCGTCGCCCACCGCTGCGCCGTATAAACCACCCGTGAACGCCGCTTGAACAGATGCCACAAGATGACCAGCACCAGAATCAGCGTCTTACCCTGCTGGCGCGTGCACTCCATCACCACATCGCGATGCGTCCACACCGGCTCATCAAACTCATTACGGATCAACGACAACGCGGCCCGCACCGTCGACCACTCCCACGGCATACACCGCAACCCGATCCGAGCCCCGAACCGGGCGCACTGATCACCCTCAGACTCATCACCAGGATGGCGCGACTCAAACTCGGGAGCCTGCCGGCCCACCAGCCGCGGCCACGTGCCCACAAAATCAGGCCACGCCGCGCGATCCTCAAGGACCGAGATCGGCGAGCACGTCGTCATCATCGTCACCCATCGGAATCCTGGCGCGCTGACGATGCACCTCAGCCAACAAATGCCGCAACACCGTCGCCTGCTGACGCTGCTCACGCAGCGGATCGTTCACAACAACCTCGATCGTCTCGGTACCCAACTTCAACGAGCACCACGAACTGCGCTCACCATTAAGCAGCCCACTCAACCGCTCGAGATTGTCGGCGATCTCACCAGCCTGCTCAATCAGAAACGTCAACGCATACGGATCGTCATCCTTCGACAGATCCGCTATCAGCCGAGAACCCGCAGTCGGCTTTGCTACGAACGCCGACAGCTGGCCCGGCGAGGTAGCGTTACGCGCCATGCCACACACGCGAAATCGCTTGCAGTGCAACAACATTCGCGTGTTGCGTGTGCGTGAAAGTTGTTGTGGCGCAATATGTTTGCTGGGGTGCGGAGGTGTTCGACGTCGGGAGAAAAAAAGTCCTGACGTCGTCAGGGCAAGTGACCACCCCCCCCTCCGAGATTATCGACGGGTGGGGTTGTGCCGCAACGCTTTCCGCGCATTGCATCGTGTTCAATGTAATTGCACCACAACAGCTTTCGTCACCATGGCCATGGCATAGCTAGTGTCGATGCGTCCATGGTGACCGGTCGTCGGCTGGCTGCGAGGTGGTCGTTGCCGCCCTCGCCGCGTTGGATGTTGCACCGGCCATGGAGTAGTCGGTTGGGGCGCGGCACTAATAGTCCGCGTCTCAGCGCCTCGGCCCGGCTTATGTCCTTGTGGTCTCCATGTAGTGATCCGCTGGCCGTGTTGGTGCTGTCGGGCTGGTAGTCCCAGTTCCTGGTTCGGTCGAGGTACATGGGTCTGCCGCACCATCCACAAGGTGCGCCGTCGACGTGTTTGCGTCGCAGTCCTGCGACTGCTTGCTGGTGAGGCCAGCCCAGGCCCTTGGCTGTGGTGGTGGGCTGCTTAGCCCTGGTCTGCGTCATCGCGCACCACACCATTGCGCCGAATGGTCTCGATGAGCGGTGCAATGTCGACTGACCGTGTCATTGGTGATGTTCCGGTTATCCGCCATTGCAGCCAGTCCCGCAGGATGCCTCGCTTTACGGCGAAGATTAGGCCGTGGATCACTGCGCGCCTCCAACTATCTGTACGTCGTCTGGCCCTGGCTTGGGTATGTCTACGCTGAGCGTCCAGCCTGTGGGCCTGGTGTCGAGGGTGACGGCGAGGGGCTGGATGCGTGGGTCGCGGGTGAGTTGTTCTTGTAGTCCTTTGGCGAGCATGGCGAGGACGAGGGCTTTTTGTTGTGGTGCGAGTTTGAGGTTGGGGTCGAGGCCGGCGCGTTCGGTGTCGGTGATGAAGTTGGGGCGGGGCGGCAGCTGTGGCGTGGTCACGCGATCTCCCCGTGTGGGCATTGCGCGCTGCGCTTACTCAGTGCGTCGAGCAGTGTCTGCCCGTTGGTGGTGATCTTGCCGGGGGTGTTGACGGTGACGCCCATGAGGAAGGTGTCGCACATGTTGCAGTGGATGTTGAGGGGTGCGCGGTCGCCGATCTCGGTGGCTTTGTTGCGCAACGCTACGAGTTCGTCGTTGCGGACGATCGTGTAACCCTCTTGTTCGATGGTGTGGACTATGGCGAGGCCGACGTCGTTGCTTGATTTGGTGACCATTTCGGCCATGGCGGGGGGCAGTGTGCTGGTGTCGAAGTTGGCCATGCGCCGGGGTGTGCCGTCGGGGTGGGAGAGCGCTGGGAGTTTTTTGGCGAGGATCTCGGCGAGGGCTTGGTCAGGCATCGGTGGGCTGCCCGGCCTGCTGTTGCGCCATCACCTGTTGCATCGCCGTCTGTTGTAGCGCTGTGCGGATCTTGGCCACCACGGCTAGGGCTTTGAGGGCTGCGATGAGCAGGATCAGCAGTGACAGGCTGGAGATGATCAAAGTGGCGAGAATCATTGGGTTGATCCTTGGGGCTGTTGGGCTGGTGCTGTCACGACGCGCCACCGCTCGAGGAGCTCGTCTCTGCGTTTGGTCCAGAAGATGATGGCTGTGCAGCTGCCGTCCTGGCGGGCGCGTTTGAGTTGGTCGTGGGCGTGGGTGATGTCTTCAGCAAGGTTGCGTGCGGCGCGGGTTTGTTCGGGCATCGCGACCTCGTCTCGGCCAACGAAAACGCCGCCCCGTGTGGTCGGTGGCGGCGTGGGGAAGGTGTTTCGGGCACGACTACCTGTTGAAATAGGCGACGTAAGGCAGAATATCACCAGGTCGGCCTGAATCACACGTGTGTGATTCGTCGGTCGTGTCGGTGGGCTGTGGTATGCGCTGATAATCGGGCCTTATGTCGGGTCGATCTTGTTGGCTTGGTCGATCAACGCCTGCCCGATTTGTCGGGCTTCATCGGGAGGGAAGTGCATGTGGATGACGAGTTCCCCGGTCCCGTTTGGGCCGGTGTAACGGTCTAGATAGACCTTCTCGCCATCCCTCGTACCGACCTGATAGGAACCGCCGACTACCTGCTTCATTGCCATCGTTGCTCCTCTGGATTACGTCAGGTGCCGAGTTTTGCTGAGGCAGTTCTCGTCGGCGTCCATCGCGTCGCCGCACGCGCATAGAACCCCATACTCGGTGTAGTGCCACGGGAAGTGCTCGCCATCCTCATCGGCGTCATCTACCTGCATGTTTACCTCCGTTGTGCCGATAATGTTGCGATCTGTCATCCCGCCCTCACCTTCCGCGCTGGCCTCTCCATCCGTAGCTTCTGCACATCCGCCCAGAGGTAGAGCGGCACATCGTCGGCACTATGGCGGGTGATCACCTCGCGACCGTCGGGCCTTCGATAACCTCTTGGTTTAAGTTTGCTATCTCGGCGCCAATCCCGAAGGGTGCTCTCGGGTATCCGGTACTCCTCGGGCTGTATACGGTTGACCTCGAGGATTTTCTTAATGGTGATCTTCTTGCGCTCCAAATCCTTCATGAGCAGCAGTTGCAGCCGGTCAGG